ATGAACGCCGGGGTCTTGTACATATCAATCCTTAAAATATCCGCTTGGTCACCCGAAAATACTTCCCATCTTTTTTGTACTCAATCATCTGGGGAAGCCTGCCTGCTGACAGCCGTGAAGCGATCTCGGCCAGGTTATCCGACCGGACAGCATCCAGAGCATTACACTGTGCGGCTATTGATGCCAGCGTTTGCATTGCTCGCTGTCCTGCGTAGCCATCGTGCAGGATGGTAAAGAACTCGGTGATGAGAGGATCGGACAGCGCCCCGTAATAGTCCACCGCGATCATCTGCTTACCGCTTACCCTGCTGGTGTGCTCTCGCCATCGCCAGTCAGTGACGGCCATTTCTGTTGCCTCCATGCCCATTATGTCAACGTCACGCAGCACCAGCGGCTTTTTGACTGGCTCGGGAAACTGTGCCCCGCAGGCTGGGCAAACGGTGGCTGATATGTACACCAGCTCTCCGCAGGACTCGCAGACCTTTACAGGCGCTTCGCCTTTTCCTTCCATGCCCTTCTTGCTCGGTGGCCTGACGCGAGTTATGGGGCCGTGCTCCTCTACCACTCCCGCAAAATCCAGCACCAAGCAATGATCGGTGTGCGTCTTTGGCCGCAGCCCTCGGCCCGCCATCTGGACATATAACCCTGGGGATGCAGTAGCCCGCAGCATGGCAATCAGATCAATGTCAGGATGATCAAACCCGGTGGTCAGTACATTGGCATTGGTGACAGCGCGAAGCCTGCCTTCCTTGAAGTCTCGCAGGATCGTCTCACGCTCTTTCTTCGGCGTCATGCCGGTGACGCACTGCGCTGCAATGCCGCGATCACGCAGGACCGCCGCCACGTTCTCGGCGTGTTTCACCCCAGCGCAAAAGAACAGCCACGATTTGCGATCCTCGGCAAAGCTGATGACCTCATCTACCACAGCGCGGTTATGATCCTCGGTGTCAAATGCCTCTTGCATCTCTGACTCGATGTACTCGCCGCCTCGCTTGTGCAGACCATCTGCCGACAGCTTCTCCCGCGTCACCTTAGAGCGCAGCGGGGCCAGATAGCCTTTGTGCAACAGCTCCTCGATGCTGACTGGCTCGATCAGGGCGTCAAATATGGCTGGCTTGTCGGTAATCATGCCGTGCCCCAGACGGTAAGGCGTGGCGGTCAAGCCGATCACGCGCAGCATTGGATTGATTGTTGTCAGAGCGTCAATCAGCATCCTGTAACCACCTGTTTCTGCGATGCCGATTAGGTGGCACTCGTCTACGATAATGAGGTCAACGTAGCCAATCTGATCGGCTTTGTTTCGCACCGACTGGATGCCTGCGAAGGTGATCGGCTCGGCAAGGTTGCGGCTGTTCAGGCTGGCCGAATAGATGCCCATCGGTGCGCCTTTCCAATGCTGGCGCATCTTTTCGGCGTTCTGGCTAATCAGCTCTTTAACGTGCGTCAGCATGAGCACTCGCGTTTCAGGCCAGTTTTGCAAAGCGTCCTTGCACAGTGCCGCAACAATGTGGCTCTTGCCTGACCCGGTTGGGAGCACCAGGCATGGGTTGCCATTGCCGTTTTCGCCAAACCATTCATAGAGCTGGGTGATGGCGCGTTGTTGGTATTCACGGAGCATTATCATCATCTCCTCCGTTATCAAACCAAGAGCAGCCAGCGCCTTTGATTATGCTTGTGTGCAAAAAAGTGATGCCTTTATGCTGTGAAAAAGCCAATATAAAATCGTCGCACCCGCCTTCACACGTAAACTTTATGGAAAAAGAATCGCGCCTGGCGCTTGCATTGTCTGTTTCTGCATCATTTGAAAATGAAACATTGTGACCGCGAACGGTAACGGACGTTCCTTTTTTATCATCTTCGCAATAACGAGTGACTGATTTAACAACCAAATGATGCGTATAAGATTCCCCACATGACGGGCATATCACCTCGCCACCTTCACCAGTTTGATCGCTTTGTAATATTGGAAATATCATCCACTTATCCTCGCCCCAAATTGTTCACGCATCGCTGCCACGTTTTTATCGCCGCTGAGTGCGAGAGGCAGATTCGCCAGCAGCTCGCTGCTGCTGTAACCATCCTCGCCGTTTATTACTTCCTCATCTTCGATCTGATAGGCTGCCGACCAATCACCGAATCCACCAGAAAGTTTCCAAGGCACAAGATCAGGGTGCATAACATGGCTATCGCACCCGGCCTGTTGCGCCTCGGTCGGTATCGTGTCGGCCCATCGAGCGCAGTGCCATGTGCCATCATCCTTTGGCGTGGCATGGGCGCAGGTGCGGCAGTTGACCTGCTCAGTCTTTTGCGTCTTGTGGCAGAAGCCATGCGCTGGGCAGAATTTGCAGATGTACCAGGCTGGCGATGCGCCGGTAATCGGCTCAGGCATACGCTCAGTCAGCGCAATGCGCTGGCCTCTCGCAACAAATGCCTCTGCGCTTTCTCGGCACAGCTTCACGCGCTCGGTATAGATGCGGTCATCATCTTTGCAGACAGCGTAGTACAGGGCGCGGTCCACCTTTGCGCCCAACATATACACTTGCATCTGCGCCCAGTGGACAGGCTTGGCAAGCTGTACCCCGCTTTTTTCCAGCTCATTAAATGACTTCAGGCTGTGCGTTTTAATCTCCAGCACATGGTGCTTGCGTGGTGCCTCTGGAACGCCCGACTCAATGATCCCGTCGATGCTGCCCGACACATGGCCTCCGAAATCAACCCGGCTTTGTTCCTGCCCGGTGTGCGTAACATGGCACCCGGCAGATCGCAGGTCGGAAACAACTGTTTCCTCTTCCCTCTGCCCGCGACGGAACAGGCGCAGGATGCGACCGGGGAACGGCTCAATGACCGCCCAACGGAATGACAGCCAGAGCTTGCGCTCGCACGGCTCGCCAAGCATCGAGCATCCCATGTGTCCTCTGGGGCGCTCTGCGCGGGCTTCGTGTGCAGCATCGATGCTGGAGGAAAGGGTATTCATTGCTTCGGGAATTGCGGTCATAAAATTACAGGGACGGTTTCCCGCCCCTGCCCTGCTGTTATTATTTGCGGCCCCAGGGTGGGGAGACTGGTGGCGTTGCTGCCGTGCTTGCAGCGGCTGCCGGTGCAGCAGGCTTGGGCATTGCGCCGCCTTCGATGGCCTTCCAGCCCTTGATCTCATTCGACGGCTCGTACCCTTCGGAGGTCTTTGTTGTCAGCTTGATCGAGCAACGGTTGCCGATAAGCTGATCGGTGTCGGAGACCTTCGTCAGACCAATCGAGCGCATTACATCACCAAGCTGCTGCCGACCGATCTCCTCGGCCTTGGGGTTTGGATTGCGGATATTCAGGTTGCCAAAGACCACCCGCCCCTGGTGCGTGGGGCCGGTAATGTCATATCGCACCTTGATGTACTGCCCGGTTCCGGCCTTGGTGGTCTCAAGGCTTGCTGCTGCGATTCTTGCCGTGTACCAGCCATCGGGCAGCGGGGTGTAGTCGCCTGTGTTGCCTTTTGGCAGGTCGTCGGTGCTGAAAGTCTCGTTTAAAAAGGCCATGTTTATTTCTCCTGATGTTCAATTGAAAAGGACGGACGTCCGGGTGTTGTTGTGATTGCGTCAAGCAATGCGTTGGTGACAGATTCATCTGCCGCTTTCCAGCTTCTGACATTTATCTCAGGCTTCCAGCGGAAGAGGCTCGACAGGTGATCTGTCAGGCCATTCTCTGCGGCAATTTCTTGCAGCTTGTCGCTGTCGATCCTGTGATTCAAGCGACCCACCAGCTTGATCTTGAAGCCTGGCGCAGCGGCGTTCTCGGTGCCATCAAATGCCTCCGGCAGGCCGATCAAGGACAGCATTCTGTCCTCAATCAGTCGGCGCTCCTCCTGAGCTGCTTTCTCGGCGTCCTTGGCCGCCATCCATTGTGCTGACAAGTCGGACAGGCTCATATTGCACCGCCGATCTTGTTAATGACTGCTCCAATGTCTGGGGCTTCCCATGCGTCCAGCTTGCCGCTGCGATCCTTCGCCAGCCACAGTCCGTCTGAGTCGCACATCAGGGCGCGTTGGGCAACGCCCTCGGCGTCCTTTTCTACGCGCAGGGCCAGCACCTCGTCGAAGAAGTAGGGCAGGGATTGCCCAACCTTGTTACCCGGCATTGATGGCGAGTAAAGGATGCGCCCTGTTTCGTCTTGCGACTTCTCGACCTTCGCGGTCATCAGAACGTGCTTGCCGGGCAGATCACGGAATGCGCGGATAATGCTTGTCATCTGCACCGCCATTTCGCCGTATGCTGCGCGGCCGTCCTTGTTGACTGCCTTCTCATGGATCAGGACCACCTCGGCAATCTCGCTGATGCTGTCCAGCACAATCGAATCAAAGTCTGCGCCGTGCTCGCCACTGACATAATCAAACGCCTCGCGCAGAGTCTCCATGCTGGAAACCTCTATATAAGGCAGTGCAGCGCCCTGAATGGACAGCAGCCCGCCTTCGGCTGATATGATGATCGGGCGCGGCATACTTGCCGCCAGGGTGGTTTTACCCGCACCGGCATGGCCGTAGACCAGCAATTTGACACCGTTGGCGGTCACTCCCGCCGTGTTTTTCAACTGTATCGCCATCTTGGAACCCTCTTTCTCGTTGCATCGCGTTCGGCCTATCCGGTTGCGATGTGCTATACAATATAATCATTTTATATTAGTATGTAAACACACTTTTGAAGGAGTTTCTAAATATGAATGAAATCATGCAGTTAGATGAAATCAAGACAAAGCTGGCAGATCGTCGCCTTGCGGTCGTTGCAGATGGGGCGCGGCTTCACTACAACACGCTGCGGGCAATCCGGGACGGCGAGAAGACCAACCCCACGCTGGAGACCATGCGCCGCCTGACCCTGTACTTTAAAGGGGCAGCAGAATAATGGCAGACCTTACCAAGATACTCGGCGGCCCGTGGTCGCCCCCGGCAGCGCAGACAATAATAGTCACGCCACCTGAGATACAAATGCGGGAGGCCATGATTGCGGCAGGGCTTGAGGCTCCCGATCACATCGTATTTGATGGCAAGATTCACCGCTTCCGGACAGGCACGAAGGGCCGAGGCGGGCAGGACAAAAGCGGCTTCTATGTCGGCTTCCTCGATGGCGTCCCTGCCGGTCACTTCGGCTGCTGGCGGCTTGGGCTGGAGCATCCTTTCAAGGCCGACATTGGAAGAAAACTCACGGTGGCCGAGGAGATGGCAAACAGCCGCCGCATGGCCGAGGCCCGCAGGATGCGCGACGAGGAGCTGGCGCGATCCAGAGAGGTGGCGGCGGACACGGTGAGCGAGATATGGGCCAATGCCGGGGCAGCCAGTGCGGACCACCCTTATCTGGCCCGCAAGGGCGTACACCCGCACGGCGCAAGGGTGACTGGCGATGGCCGCCTGATCGTGCCGCTTTATGATGATTCTGGCGAGCTGTCATCGCTTCAGTACATCAGCGCAGACGGCGAGAAGAAGTACCACCCCGGCGGGCAGACCGGCGCAAGGTATTGGAGCGTTGGCGTGGTCGATGGGGCCAAGACCGTCTATCTGGCCGAGGGCTTTGCCACCGCAGCGACCATCCACGAAGTGACCGGCGCTCCCGTCTTCATCTCCTACAGCGCAAGCAACCTTGTGCCTGTGGCTGAGATCATCCGCAAGGTCCATGCCGATCTGGTCATCGTGGCCGACAATGACGAGTCAGGCGTTGGCATGAGATACGCCGAGCAAGCCGCGGCGAAGTACGGCGCAAGGGTCATCATGCCGCCCCTGCCTGGGGACGCGAACGACTACGCTCAAGCGGGGCATGACTTGATCGGCCTGCTACTGCCAAAGGCGGATGGGTGGCTTATCCCCGCCGACTCCTTCTGCGCCCAGCCTGCCCCGATAGGCTGGCTGGTCAAGCACTGGCTCCAGCAGGATGCGCTGATCATGGTCCACGGCCCGTCCGGCGGGGGAAAGACCTTTGTGGTGCTGGATATGTGCCTTCGCATTGCCTCTGCCAATGCCTCTGCCAATGCCGACAACACAACAACTTGGCAAGGCAATCGGGTCAAGGCAGGGGCAGTGGTCTACCTTGCCGGAGAAGGCCATCACGGCCTGCGTGGGCGCATTGCAGCGTGGAAGCAGTATCATGCCAATGCCAACACTTCCGGCAGCCTGAATATGCACCTCTCACGCGATGGCTGCGACCTGAATACGCCTGCCGGGTATCAGCGAGTACGGGACGCGATACGGGGCGGGGGCATAACGCCAAGCATCATCATCGTGGACACCCTGCACCGCTTCCTTTTGGGCGACGAGAATTCCGCACAAGACGCCAAGACCATGCTGGATGCCTGCAACGCTCTGATGCAGGAGTTTTCCTGCTCAGTGCTTCTGGTGCATCACACTGGCGTGTCAGAGGAGGCCCAGCACCGTGCCAGAGGATCAAGCGCATGGCGTGGCGCTCTGGATATCGAGATCAGCATAGTGCCGCCAAAGGCCGAGGATGCCCCCATCGAGATCGTGCAGCGCAAGAGCAAGGACGCTGAGACAGCCATGCCTCTCTATGTCCACCTAAAGTCAGTGCCGATCACCGGCTGGCTTGATGAGGATGGCGAGCAGGTAAGCAGTGCGGTGATCGTTGCAGCAGATGCGCCGGCGAAGGTAGAAAAGCAATCCAGTCTGGAAAAGCACCGAAAGCTGTTTGAGTCAGCCTGGTGGTCATCGGGTGCAGAGGAGCGTGAAGGGGTGCCATATTTGTCCAGAAGCGGGCTGGTGGAGTATCTGGTGCAGAACTTAGGGGTCAAGGAGGCCACCGCAAAACTGTACGCCAAGCCATCGCAATCAGGCAGACCTATTTCAGACCTGCTGACAGGAGAGCTTATTTCGGCACACGAAAACGGCTGGATTGTCACTGATGAGGTTAATGCAGGG